CAAGAAAAGATTGGGAAAGTTCTTATACACAAGGTTTAGATCTTTTAGGATTTAAATATGAAAATAGAACAGAGCCTTTTCAAGGAGCAAGTGGTGCAACACACCCAGTATTAGCAGAGGCCGTCACACAGTTTCAAGCACAAGCTTACAAAGAATTATTACCAAGCGATGGACCTGTAAGAACACAAATCATAGGTGTAAAAAATCCTGCAACAGAACAACAAGCACAACGTGTAAAAGATTTTATGAACTATCTTGTGATGGATCAAATGAAAGAATACGAAGAGGAGTTTGACTCAATGTTATTTCATTTACCACTTGCAGGATCTACATTTAAAAAAGTTTACTATGATGTACCTTTAGGTAGAGCTGTATCTAAATTTGTGCCTGCAGATGAATTAGTTGTGCCTTATACGGCTACAAGTTTAGATGATGCTGAAGCAATTATACACGTAGTAAAAATGTCAGAAAACGAATTAAGAAAACAACAAGTATCTGGTTTTTATAGAGACGTAGAATTAGGTCCTCCAGGCAGTGTTGAAAAAAATGATTTAGAAAAAAAAGAAAGAGAATTAGATGGCACTAAAAAAACTGGTAAACAAGAACCAGTTTATAATTTATTAGAGTGTCATGTAAATTTAGATTTAGAAGGTTTTGAAGATACAAACTCTGAAGGACCTACTGGAATAAAATTACCTTACATCGTAACTGTTGAAGAAGGTAGCCGATTAGTTCTTTCTATTAGAAGGAATTATGCGCCCGATGATCTAAAGAAAAATAAGATCCAATATTTTGTCCACTTCAAATTTCTGCCAGGACTAGGATTTTATGGCTTTGGACTCATTCACATGATTGGCGGATTGAGCCGTACAGCAACGACGGCTCTCCGTCAATTGCTAGACGCAGGAACGTTAGCGAACTTACCTGCAGGATTTAAACAAAGGGGTGTTAGAGTTAGAGACGAAGCATCACCAATACAACCAGGTGAATTTAAAGATGTAGATGCACCAGGTGGTAGTTTAAGAGATGCATTCTTTCCATTACCATACAAAGAACCATCACCAACACTATTACAATTATTAGGTGTTGTAGTGCAAGCAGGTCAAAGATTTGCAGCAATAGCTGATATGCAGGTTGGTGAGACAAAACAAAATGCAGCTGTAGGAACTACAATCGCATTGTTAGAGAGAGGTTCAAGAGTCATGAGTGCGATACACAAAAGATGTTACGCAGCTATGAAAGATGAGTTTAGAATTTTATCAAAAGTAGTTTCACAATATTTACCACCAGAGTATCCATACGATGTCGTTGGTGGACAAAGAAATATTAAGCAAGCAGATTTTGATCAAAGAATAGATGTAGTTCCTGTTGCGGATCCAAATATATTTTCTATGTCACAAAGAATTTCACTTGCACAAACACAATTGCAACTCGCAACATCACAACCACAAATACATAACTTGTATCAAGTATATAGAAACATGTACGAGGCAATTGGTGTTAAAAATGTTGACGCTGTATTACCACCACCAGCACCAAATGCACCGATGGACCCAAGTATGGAGCACATAAATGCATTAGCTGGTAAACCTTTTCAGGCTTTTCCTGGTCAAGACCACAGAGCGCACATCACAGCACACTTAAATTTTATGTCAACCAACATGGTTAGAAATAATCCTGCTGTAATGGCTGCAATACAAAAAAATATTTTAGAACACATATCGATTATGGCACAAGAACAAGTACAATTAGAGTTTAGAGAGCAAATGCAAGAGATGATGTTGATGCAACAACAGGCTGCAATGAATCCACAGGTGCAACAACAGCTACAAATGATAACAAATCAGATAGAAGCAAGAAAAGCTGTGTTAATTGCAGAGATGACAGAGGAATTTATGAAGGAAGAAAAGAAAATTACGTCTCAATTTGACTCTGATCCGTTGTTAAAACTAAAATCTAGAGAAGTTGACCTGCGTGCTATGGAAAATGAACGTAAAAAAGACTATGATAAAGCACAAATAGACATTGCTAAGTCAAGATTAATGCAACAAGGCGAAATTGCAGAAGATAAAATGGAGCAAAATGAAGATTTAGCTAAATTAAGAGCAGGTGTAAGCCTTGCAAAGAGCGGAGTTGACCAAGCTAAGGTTATGATAGAGGATTAATTATGCCATTAAACAAAAAAGGCAAAAAAATTATGAAATCTATGAAGAAACAGTACGGAAAAAAGAAGGGTGAAAAGATATTCTATGCATCTAAGAACAAAGGTGTTATAAAAGGAGTAAAAAAAGGAGCATAAATGCAAAAACTAGATAAAATAAAAGAAGTTAAGGTTGCAGAGCAAAGTATTGAAGTAGATCCTAGATCTAAAACTACTGCTGACCAAGCTTTTAACTATATTGCTACAGGAAAACCTGAAATGCCGGTTGGTGGTCAGAAAAGAATGTTAGCAGAAAAGAAAAGAAACTCAAAAGCGTACTAACATGGTTTGGTTTAGCG